CCCTTGACTGGCTTACTGAATTAGAGTCTCATGCCTATCCGACAAAGTCACGGACATTTTGATTACGAAATGATAACGATTATCTAGGTCGTCCGTAAGACTTTCCAGACACAATGAATGTGCCATCCTTTTCGATATTGATCAGATCAACCTGCACTTTTGATCCATGAACATACATGATCGCAAAAGCCTGTTGCCAATTAGCCGAACCCTTCGTGTAATGCGCTTGCTTAAAGTCCATGAGATTGCCAACCTCAACGCCATGCAAAACACGCCCTATACGGCCTCCAGAGGCCTCTGAGAAGGCCGAACGCCCTGCTCTGTGAGTATGACCTGAGATGACATTCTTTCCGTGCCTACGAGCCGCTTCTAGGGCCGATAAGCCCCCTTGAGGCTTAATTGGTGTGTGATCGCCATGAACAGCAATCCAGTTAGGAGCAACGGCCATAGGGTTTTTATGGAAAGTAATGCCCAGCTCATCAAACTTCATAAACTTTTCAAATCGAAGCTCTGGCAATGCACCAAAGGCAGGCACTTTTGCCATGATGATGTTATATAAGCGATCTGTGTGATTACTACGAATGCAATCGGTAACGCCTAAATCCCAGAGCAGCTGAACAGCCTCATTACGATCATCATCGAGTGTCTGGGCATAACTGCCCATGCGACCTTCTTCCCATTTGCTGATCTGTGGAAGATCAATCTCATCGCCAATTGTCACGACTTGATCTGGCTTGAATTTTGTTATGAAATTAGCCAGGTTACGGGTTGCAACCCTGTCATGGTATGGGACTTGTAGATCCGATACGACAACGATTCGCTTAATCGTCATCCTCATCTTCGTAATCGCCAAACTTCTCAGCTTCTACTGGCTCTGGAAGAATCCATCGAGGATAAGACATTGGCTCAACAATAATTGCTAAAGCTAATTCGACATCGAAACCAGCTCTGCGTAGGGCTCGATACATCTCCTGCAGGGAAATTGCCCAAGCATCGAGTGCGCTATAGGTATCTAAATCTATAACCTTTTTTCTAGCCATGACAAAATTATCGCTCTAGAAGTATGTTGTAGATCTCATCGACACGCGAATTAAGTCGCTTAATTTCAGATAGTAAATGAGTGATGACATAACCTGATAGACCACCGATGATGCCAACGGTTGCTATGTAAAGAGTAAAGAAATCTTGCTGGTTCATTCGACCATTCCAAAGGAATCATCTTTAGGGTTTAGCCAGCGAAGTACAGGTGGCAAGATTGCAGCAATTCCTGCATAGCCCAAAGCTTTAGGATCAGTCACTCCTGAGGCCGCAAGTGTGATGACAGCCGCAAGGAAGGCTCTTATCCAAGATCCTGACATCTTCTTTAATTCGTTCATTACTGCCTCCTAGCATAGGTATTTGAAAAAAAGCACCATCATCGTCAGCCTTTTTCGTAAAGCTGATATGTGCATGGTGATTGTGTTGATTAGCCCCTGTGTATTTACGCCACTTCCATCCAAGGATAGGAGAGGCAATTCTGCCGTTGAAAATGATGTAAGCAATTCGTTTTTTTGTGTCAGACTTCGCATACTTTCGAATCTCATCTGCAAGATCTGGCATGATCTCGGGCTTTGATCTACCCGATAGATCAGCATCGATGTCGATAGCACGAACCCAGCCTTGAGCATCTGGAATATGATCAGACTTGCCAGCACGCATGTGCCGTATATCTGCGACCCAACCGTCAGACGCACGATCACGCTCTGGGAAGGAATCATCAAACTGCTCTCTTAATTGGGATGCAGCTTTAGAAAGTTTTGGCTTCATCCAAGTAGTAGAGCTGCTTCTTCTGATGTAATACCTAATTTCAAAAGCAGTTCATTCTTTTTTTTGGCCTTATCAACTTCCATTTTTTCCTCGAGCAATAATTCTTCTTTGCTGTCAAATTCTTTTTTGTCATCTGCTTCAATTTCTTGCAAAGTCATTTCACGTTCAATCACTTCGCCAGTTTCAATATTGTGAATTGTTATCATTTTTTTCATTATTTCACTCCATAAAGGACATAAGTTCCGCCGGTGAATTGACTTGCTGCAAAATCTAAACGACTGATTGCCGTCGTAAAATCAAAATAACCATTGCCAAAGTGAGTCATTGCTGTCGCTCCACTATTATTATAAAAAGTACCTTCAACAGTTAAATATTTTTTTGATGAACTGCTTGCATAATTCTTATATGTCATAATTGAGACATTTCCGTTAGAACCAGTTAAAGCAGTTAAAGGACAAATTCTTATAGAAGCGGTTGCCGATGCTTGTTGCGCTACCCCAGTTGAACCATCATTTGCCCAAGTTGAAACTACGGTATAGGCACTTGTTGAACCTGAATTGTTTATGGTGAATTTTGGTGTAATTGCACTTCCCACTTGCCAATTTTCCAAAATCAAAACTAGATCACGATACGAACCACTAATTGAAGTCAATGATAAGGCAGATGATGAGAGTGAACCACTTGCTAGTGAGGTATATGCTCCGCTTGCTGTAGGAGCAGCCCAAACTGGTACACCTCCTGAAACTGTAAGAACATCTCCAGTGCTACCAATAGCTCGTCGAGCTGGAGTAGAACCAGAGCTTGAATAAATAGTATCGCCTGTAGTAGTCATGGGATTTGTCATACCAACAGTAGGCGTTGCCCACGCAACTCCTGCGGCAGCAGTTGAATCTGCTGTCAATACCTGACCATTTGAACCAACGGAAACATTCGCTGGAGTGGAGGCAGCTGTAGCAGCGGCAATGGATCCCTTAGCAGTAAACGTTGATTTAGGTGTCATTGTTGCCATAGTTGTATCAATGGCATTGCCCATCGTACGAATCGCTAATGCGCCATTTTTTACAAGGTCAGTATTGTCTGGCTCTGGCCAGCTATAATTTGGACTCGTTGCCATTTAAGATAGTGCTCCTGTCGCGTTATTCCAGATAAGTGTAGCATTTGTGGTTGCCCATGTGATTGAGCTAGGTAAAACTGTTTCCCATTGTGTCGTTGATAATGAGAATTCTGTAGCTGTGATATATAAAGTCATATCCACAGAGGTAGGGGTTGCTCTCACGGCTACATTCTCAACAAAGCCTTCAAAAGTCCCACCTAATAGATTACTTGGCAAGTCACTTATAAGCACTGGCATGCCAAAAAATACTCCAATGAGGCTATTGAGCATGGCACTTGGCATGTCAGGGTTATCTAGACGAAAAGTAATTACGCCTAATGAGCCCTTTGGAGTTGATCGCAACCTGAGATCTCTCGTCCCAATATCAGTAATATCAGCAAGAGTCTTAATATTAGATTCAAAAGATTTCTCGTAAAGACCATAGGAAGCGATTGAATCGGTATTGGAGGTACTATAAGTTGAACCATAACCTGTCGAATAACGATAAATAAGGCTATTACGAATACGACCTATTTGAGTCGTTGATTGAATTGAAGTTGGACTGGCATAAGATCCATCTAATGGTGTGTAGCCATTTGCAGATAAATAGTTTGATCTGTGATCTGCATCATCATAATTAACCAAACCTGTTTTTGTCTCATAAATTTGACCTAAAGCACTATTGGCAATTTGATTGGCAAGAGTTTGGGATTTAGCAGAAGCACTGGCTGCCAATGCAATCATTGTATAAAAACCTGAATCAATCGTTCCACTATAAGATTCGGCATTATTCCATGTAGTAGTTGCTGTGTAAGTATCCCAAGTTACTGTTGGACTTACTTCATTCCAATTTAAATCAAGTGCACTACCCAAAATTGCAGCAATTTGTGCTCCATCTAAACCTTCTGAAATAGCCGTATTATAAACAGCTTTAGTGAGTTTAGCTAATGAACCTACACCAAGAATTGTTCCGTAAGTAATAAAACCAGATTCCTGTGGACTTCTAACACCAACATTAAAATCTGAAACTTCGCCACCAAACACAGTAACATAATCACCACTAGCATTTTTTAGTTCAATAGTTATTGCTTCTGTTACATTGATCGTAAAAGGTGTACCAGTTGTGTTTATAATTTCTACTTGGCAATAACCTGCTGTAGGTTGCTTATCAATGTCTAAGCGACCAGAGGCAAAAGATACAGAAGTTACAGTTGTATAGATATCATCATCAACGGTGACACGCCATTCAGGAAGCCAACCCATTATTTAATACCCTGTAAATCAACAGTTCCTCGAGCACCAGCATTATTAAGAATTTCCACAATTTTTTCTGCAACTACATTTGGATCGGTAAAAGGGTCACCTGAAACTGTGACAGTAATATTTGTATTACTGGATGCATTTGAGCCACTACCACTTGCAGCGATAATTCCTGCCAAAGTAGTCGTATTAACTGTTCCAATAGCCGATGCCGCTGCCGCTGCTGCCGCGTCTGCTGATGCTTTAGCAAGAATAGAAGCAACTGTTTCAGTAGCTGTTTTATTAGCTGCATCGATTGCATCTTGAGCCGCTTTTGCGGCAGCCGCTGTTGCTGCTGCTGTATCTTTATTAAGTTTTTCTACAGCACTGGTTGCTGCTGCTCCTGCTGCTGCAATGGCATCTGCCGTGTTTTTATTTGCTGTAGCAATTGCTGTAGCACTAGCTGCCGCGGCATCTTGAGCCGCTTTAATAGCCGCCGCTGTTGTTGCTGTTAATCCGTTATTGGCAGATGCTGTAGCTGAGGCAGCACTGGCCGCTGCCGTACTAAAAGATGATGACCATTCAGTAAGATTAGGACGAATGACAGTTGTAGCAACAAGATTGGCAAAAGATGACCATTCTTTGCCACTTGCTTGAATCTGAGTGCTAACTCCACCAATTGAAGTAGTCAAAGCATTTATTGCAGCCGTTACTGGATCAATCTTCCACATACCAAAAGGATCTTTAATCTCTAATAGTTTAACGGTTTCTAAAAGAGTATTTAATTCTTTTGTTTTTTCCTGCGCTACAGTTAAAGCCTTTTGATATTTCTCAATGTTAGTAAGATTTTCTTCCTCAATCGCTTTCATCAGTTTTAAACGAATTGCATCTTCTTCTGAGATTTTACCCTTTAGGGCAGCCTCAATCTGGATCTTTTGTAGGTCAAAAGTTGCTTTAGCCTTAGCAAGTTTTAAAGACTGTTGATTTATTTTTAAAGTATCTTTAGCAATTTTGTCGTTTTTAGTTGAAGATTGGGGAAAACTTGCCAACAAGCTTGCTGGAGGTCCAGAAGGACCGCCTGAAGTTTTCTTAGCATTTTGTTTTTGGCCTAACTTCCGTACAGTTGCAAAAGGTTGAAGATTCGCAAGAATATCTCCAAATGTTCCTAAGATTGCTCCGCCCAATTTGTTATTTTTGATATTAGCAATCAATACACCAAGTCCTACTAAAGTCTCATTTGTTGCTTTACCAAAAGCTTCCATTTTTTTAGTTGCAACATCGATGCTTTGATCTTGAGCCAAAAGTTTTAAAGAATCAATTATTCCAACGCCAATGATTTCTTTGACATTATTTGACGCTACGCCCAGTTTGTCGATAGAACCTTGGTAGGTACTAGCTGCTGCCTTTGCAGATCCAGCAAAAGTGGTAGTTAACTGGTCAACGATATCATTAAAAGATTTAGCCTTGAGATCTGCTTTAGATATACCTACACCCAATTTAGAAAGGGCTGTGTTAGATCCTAGATAAGCTTTACTAAGTGCAGAAGTGACAGACTCAAGATCCTTGCCAGTTGACGATGAAATGTCTAAAGATAGATTTAGTAACTTTTGTGATTCATTTGTGTCATGGGTGGCTACTGCTAGTCTTTGATAAGCAGGACGAAGCAAATCATCGACAACGCCAAATTCGCTCTGTAAGCGTTGGATATAAGCTTCTGAATTAGCAGCATCTCGTTCAAGTCCGACATTCTTTAAAGCCAATGCTAATTGTTGTTGTCCTTTTTGATCTGCCGCTGCTGCTCGAACAGATGCTTTTGCATAGGACAAAACTGCTGCTGTTGATAATCCAATGCCTAAACTACGCCCTAGTCGTTTAACGCCTTTTTCTAGTTTTGCTGTAGCTGATTGCGCTTTAGTGAAAGCTTTTGCCCCAGTAAATTCCGAGGCAATATCAATAATAATGTCTGCCATAATTAACCTCTCACAGTAGAGCGTTGATTAAGTCTAGTCGAAGCAGATTTTATTGCTTTGATGACAGCATCTCTAGCTTTGCCATGATTTTCTTCATAAGCGCGAAACAGGGCACGACCTTCCATCTTGGCATCACCCTTCATAATAGATCCGTATTTATTAGATTGATTTTGAACGAATCTGCTACTTGGTGTTTTACGACCCATAGTTTCATAAATTGCACCAGCTGCACTTTTGTTAAATACTCTAGCCAAAGATCGGAAACCCCTACGATTGGCTTTTGAAGGTGTTGTCTTATAGCCAATACCTGCTCGAGCAATTTTTGCATCATAAGCAGGGAAGGTAGATTGAGAATTTGGTCTAGCGAGCCATCCGCTTAATACTTGAGAATTGTCAGGTAAATAACCTTTAGCAGATTTAGTTATCGGCTTTAGAGCTGCTGCAATTTCTTTTGGCAATGCTTTTGCTAAATCAGGTGTAAAGGTTTTAAGGGCTTTACGGAGTTCAACGCCGCCTTTGACGCTTGCTGGCATCTGCTGACTCCTTTGCCTCATCCTTTAACGCTTCAAACAATGCATTGAGCATTGTGCGATCTATTTCTAACAATTGCTGTGGCGCGATCCCTAACCTAATGCTTAGCCTAGCAATTAGGTAGGTGAACGGAAGATCGCGCTTTAAGCTAAAGGGTCTGAGTCCTCCACCGAGACGGATTTAAGTGTCTCGATGAAGTCGATCCCAAATGGCTTAACAGATTCACCTGATCTGCGTGTGACTTCCCATGCAAGCCAATAAACATCCGATTGCTTTTCCTCATCGCGGAAAGCCTTGTGAAAACCCTTTTTAGCGTATTGCTCAAACGAATACTC